CCTCCAGGGCCGCCGGTACTGGAACTCCAAGCAGGAGCTCGCCCGCGCCATCCTGATCGGTGACGGCCGCGACGTCGGCAGCGAGGACAAGATCCGTGACCCCGCCGGTGCGTCCGACGGCACGGGCATCCGCTCGATCGTCAACGAGCACGAGGTCTACGCGACCACGGTCAACGTCAACCTCGGCGCCTCGAACGACAAGTGGCTCTCCGCGGTCGAGGACATCCTCCGGGCCCGCCGCTTCTACAAGGGCACCGGCCAGCCGACGTTCTACACCACCAACCAGACCGTCGTCGAGATGCTCCTCACCAAGGACCTCCAGGGCCGCCGGTACTGGAACTCCAAGCAGGAGCTCGCCGCGGCGCTGATGGTGTCCGAGATCGTCGAGGTCGAGGTCATGGAGGAGCTCCCCGACCTCCTCGGCATCATGGTCAACCTGGCGGACTACAACGTCGGTGCGGACAAGGGCGGCGAGGTCAACCTCTTCGACGACTTCGACATCGACTACAACCAGTACAAGTACCTGATCGAGACCCGCATCTCCGGCGCGCTCGTCAAGCTGAAGTCCGCCCTGGTCATCAAGAAGACCGTCGCGTCCAACGTCCTGGTCGACCCGATCACCGAGCCGACCTTCGTCTCCGGCACCGGCGTCGTCACCATCCCGGCGCAGACCGGCGTGGTCTACAAGAACGCCGACACCAACGCCACCCTCACCGCGGGTGCGCAGTCCGCCCTGGCCGCAGGCGCGACCCTCCGTGTCCTGGCCGTCGCGGCGTCCGGCTACTACTTCAAGACCAACGCCATGGACGAGTGGACGTTCAAGCGTCCGTCCGCCTAATCAGATAGGCGGGTCCTAGCCGTGAATCGATTCTACGGAAAGGTGGGTTACGGCGTATCGGTTGAGATCAGACCGGGTGTGTGGGAGGACCAGATCCAAGAGTTCCCATATTTTGGGGACGTGGTTCGGAACTCCCTCAAGACCAGGGAAGGTCAAAGTATCAACAACGACCTTACGGTGACGAATTCAATCTCCGTGGTCGCAGATGCGTACGCCAACGAACATTTCTTTGCCATTCGGTATGTCGAGTGGGCGGGGACTCGGTGGTCGGTCAACGAGATCGAAATGCAGAGTCCCCGCCTTATTTTGCGGCTAGGGGGTGTCTACAATGGCCCCACGGCTTGAGCTTCAGACGCTCCTGGAAGGGGTGCTGGGGAGTGAGAACGTATATTTCCAGCCCCCTTCCAACGTGCAGATGCAATACCCCTGCATCGTCTACGCCCAGGACAACGCAAAGACCGAGTTCGCAGGCAACAGCCCGTACAGGTACGCCAAAAGGTACCAAGTGACCGTCATATCTCGGGACCCTGACACCTTGGTTCCGGATGATGTCGCTCAGCTGCCGTTGTCCAATTTGAATCGTATATTCACGGCGGACAACCTCCACCACTACGTCTTCAACCTTTACTTCTGAGAGGGAGTACGGCATGACCAAGCTCGCTTGGGACCAGTCTGGCGAGCGACTCTTCGAGAGCGGCGTCGACCGAGGAGTCCTCTACATTCCCAACGCCTCCGGCGTGTACAACAACGGCTACGCCTGGAACGGTCTGACCGCGGTCACCGAGTCCCCGTCCGGCGCCGAGTCCAACCCGCAGTACGCGGACAACATCAAGTACCTCAACCTGGTGTCCGCGGAGGAGTTCGGCGGCACGATCGAGGCGTTCACCTACCCGGAGGAGTTCGCGCAGTGCGATGGCACCGCGCTGCCCACCCCGGGTGTGGCCGTCGGTCAGCAGGCCCGCAAGACGTTCGGCCTCTCCTACCGCACCAAGGTCGGAAACGACCTGGCCGGTCAGGACCACGGCTACAAGATCCACCTCGTCTACGGCGCCCTGGCCGCTCCGTCCGAGAAGGCGTACGCCACCATCAACGACTCGCCCGAGGCGATCACCTTCAGCTGGGAGTTCACCACGACTCCCGTCGAGGTGGGCGAGATCTCCGGCGTGACGTACCGTCCGACCGCGACCATCACGATCGACTCGACGAAGGTCGAGGCCGGTGACCTGGCGACCCTGGAGGAGTTCCTCTACGGTACCGCGGGTTCCGACCCGTCCCTGCCTTCGCCGCAGGCCGTGATGGCCATGTTCACCGGGTCGGTCCTCACGGCGACGCCGACCGTCCCGTCGTACAACTCGACCACCAACACGATCACCTTCCCGGTCATCGCCGGTGTCGACTACTTCGTCAACGACGTGCTGCACACCGATCCTCTCGTCATCACCGAGGACACGATCGTCACGGCCCGTCCGAAGATCGGCTACAAGTTCCCGCCGAACATCGACC